CACAAGGAGATATTGGAGGTGCAGCACAGGGTATTGGATTAGGAACAGCAGCGTTCTTACCAGAGATTGCACAGGGTGTTATTGGAATATTAGCTGCAAAAGGACTCATAGGTGGTATTGGTGGTGGACTGCGTGGAGGTGGAATGGTTGCAGGTGGACTTGGAATGTTGGGAGGTGGTAAAGCAAAGGGTATCTTAGCACTAGCAACTCTTGGTGGATTGTTGCTAACGGGTAAAGCTTTAGCTGGAAGTGCTGATACTTCGAGAGTAGAAACTATAAAAAACACTAATGCAGAACCATTGATGAAGCAAGGTGATGTTGATAGGTTTAGTAATCAACTTACTAGATTTAATACTACATTAGTAGACATTGATCAAACTGAAGAAAAATCTCAACAATCTACCATAACAAGAAGTCCTGAGGAAGTTGAAAACAATACAGCACTTGGTTCTATGTTGGGTGAGGTAAAACAAACGAAAGGTGAGAAAGATACATTTACTACTGAACCAAAGTCAACAGTAATTCCAACTTCTGATCCTGAAAAAGATACTACTCCTACCACTGATATTATGGGTGGTGAATTGACGGATGCTCAGAAGGAACAAATAATACAAGAAGCAGGTGGAAGAGATAACATAATGCCAAGTGCATTTAGTGATGTACCAGGTGATGATATAAGAACGGATGATCCCGAACTCAAATCTGCTTTACAAACAATAAGAGAATTTGAAGGAACTGATTCAGTTGACACAGGATATAGTCAGTTCTTTGGTGACAGACCAGGTGATATGAAATATGGTGATCTTACTGAAAAAACAATTCAACAAATTCATGATTTGCAAGATGTATTTCTAAAAGATCCTCAATCAAAATTTAAACTTTTAGATGGTACTGAAGAAAGATCTGCTGCTGTTGGTGCAGGTCAATTCATACATCTAAAATCTGATGCTGAGAGATTACTAGGTGTAGATGCTAATAAGCAAAAGTTCACACCAGCATTTCAAAATCAATTGATGGAAGCAATGTCAAAAGAGAGAGGTGTAGATCTAAGAGAGAAGTTGAATAAGAAAGATATGAGCACTTTGGGTGGAATATTTGCAAGTGTTACACCTCAGTATGGTCAAACCACAAATACTGCTGAAAATAGTCTTGAAAGGTACAATGAATTTTTAGAATTCAATTTAGATAGTATGTTGAGTGATAAGGAAAAGAAAAAACTAGATGTAAATAAAAAATCTGGTTTTTTAGAAAATTTGTTTGGTGGTGGTAAAAAGAAAGATGAGATTGTAGAACCAGTAGAAGGTAAGAGTGGTGGTACAGAACCTGTGATAATAAATGAAGGTGGAAAGAATACTGTTATACCACCACTTCCACCAATACCTGAAAATATTACAGGTGATGTAAATGTATCAACAATATTTGATGGATCTATAGACAAACTTGAGTCTGCATATGCATTAGAAACTTACGCTGCTTTCGGATAAATGAATCTAACACCGATAGTCACTAAAAATAAAAGAACTTCTAATGCTTTACTGAGAGATATTAGTAGAAGATCTTCTCTCAATAGAATGTATGAGAAAAAATCGTTAGAATTACTGAAGAAATCAATAGAAGCAAGAAGTAAAACATATAATGCTTTATCTAAAAGGGATAAAAAAGGTGGTGGATTATTAGGTAATCTTCTTGGAGGTTCATTACTTCTAAGAAGACTTAGAGGTCGTGGTCCCAAAGGTCCAGGTAGTATCGGACCTGTTAGTGGTGGTATTAGACCTAAACTTCCTAAAGGTGGTGGTACGATAGGTGGTGGTGTTAGTAGACTTGGTAGATTTGGTAGAATAGGACCGTTAGCAATATTAGGTACAGGATTAGATTTTGCAGGTAGGTTAGGTAGTGGACAGAATGTAGCACAAGCAACTATTGGTGCTGGTGGAGGACTAGCAGGTGCTTTAGTTGGTGGTGCTAAAGGTGCTGCATTAGGAACGGCAATTGGTGGACCTCTTGGAACTCTTATTGGTGGTGTTGGTGGTAGTATTCTAGGTGGATTTGCTGGTGGAGGTATTGCTGATTTGCTTACTGGTACATCAGATACTAGAAGAAAAAAAGAAATAAAAGAAATTAGTGATGATACTCAAAGATCTAAGTTTTCATATGCTTTAGATAGATTTGATAATGTTATTGATAATTTTGAAGGTAGTACGACTCCACTAATAAAAGATTATAAGGAGAATGGTAGACAAGAAGAAACCAAACCTGAGTTCATTCCTCAAAAACGTGGATTTCCTTATGGAGCAGTGGTAGGATCTATAGTAAGTACTATCGCAGCAGAAATTGCTATTACTGCTGCTTTGGCATTTGCCCCTATTCCTGGCTCAAGAATTGTTGGTGCTACAAGATTATTGAGTAAAGTGCCATTGCTGATGAGATTGGCAAGATTACTTAGAAAGGTTGCTCCTGCTACAAGTGCCATAAGAAGATTTACTAGAGTTAGATCAGGTGCAAAAACTCTAAGTGCTCTAAAAGGATTTAGAGCTAAAAGATTTACTACTACTTCTTCTAGGATGTCACGGGCATTTGATCGTGGTAATTTTCCTGGTCAAAGTATTACTGGTAGAGGTAAGTTAGAACTTGGTAGGACTATGAGTGATAATAGAGCATTTAGAAAGTTAGACGATTTATTAGGTAGAAAAAAACCATCAACTGAATCTTTACTTGATTTGCGAGAAAATGCTATAATGCGAGATAGATTGGGAGCATTGGGCGATGCCCAAAAACCAGATTTATTGGTTAGAGAAGCATTACGAACTCGTAGTATAGAAAGTGTAGCTCAACAAGAAGCAGTGACATCGATGCTTGACTTTATATCAGAAAATTTTACTAAGCAGATAAAGCATCTCTCCCCAAAAAGATTTGTTAATAGACCAATTGTGAAAACAATTAATGAATATGCAAACTTGAAGAGTAAATATATGGATAAAAAGAGTATTGATACTGACAAACTGAATGAGTTACTACAAAGATCGGGTGATGATATTTTAAAAGTTCTGGAAGTTCAGATGAAAGCAGAAGGTGGTAGAGTTGAGGCAGGTACACCATATATTGTTGGTGAGGTAGGAAAAGAATTATTTGTACCTGATGTGAGTGGTGACATTATACCTAACGATCAACTAGGTCCAGCAATAATTGCCATGACTAGTGATCCTGATACTATCATACAATCCTCTGGTGGTGGAGGTAACTCTGGTGGTGGTACTGTCATTGTACCAGCGAGTCCATACGATGTTGTCGCTAAATATGCACAGATGACGGGATTGTTTACGGTATAATGGCAAAGAAGTCCCTATGGTCAACTGGTCATACCTTAAAAACATTTGATATAATACCTGCAGGTGGTGGTAAATCTACCAATCTGATGGGACAAGTTGCTGGAATAAAATATTATGAGGATGTTATTGATTCAAGTATTCATGTTGAGATGTTTTGTTATGATACTTATGGGTTTCTAAATGAACTTCCAATTAGAAGTGGGATGACTGTGCATCTAGCTGTGGAGCATCCTAGTCAAGAGGAACAATTTAGATGGGATGATAGTACAGAACCATTGGTTATTTCAAATATATCATCTAACACATCAGATACTAAAAGAGAATTATTTGCACTTACTCTTACAACTAAACATGCAGTAACAAATCATACACAGAGAGTTTGGGAAAAACATACAGGTAAGATATCAGATATTGTATCAAAAATTTTGAAAGATAAGTTAGAAATAACAGAAAGAATGAGTGTGCATGATACAAAAAACGAGACTGAGTTTACTGGTAATTATAGAAGACCTCTTTTTATGATTAGTAAGTTGTGTCCAAAATCAATCCCAACAACTTCAGATGGAGATAAACCATCAAGAGGAAGTTCTGGGTACTTATTTTTTGAAACACAAGATGGATATAATTTTCATAGTATTGATAAGATATTTGATGATGCTGCAGGGGCAGATAATGTAAAGTATATTCTACCATCAGAGAAAAGCACGTTAGATCCAAGGAATAACTTTTATTTTGCTTCGCCACCTAGATGGGTAGAAAGTCATGATCTCCTCAAAAAATTGAGAACAGGGGCATACAAGGCAGCAAATTATTACTATAATATACAGACGAGACAACCAATTTTTTCTGAATATAGTTTGACAGAAAGTCTTAGGAAATACCTAAAACTATCAAACGATGAAGAAAACATTCCAGCAGAATATTCTGAATACTATTCAAGAATGACTTTTGGAATACTTGACAATGCAACCATGACACCCACTGTGGAAGGTCAGGATGCAGAAACTCCTCAAGACCAAGCTAATTTCCAAGCACAATCTAGTGCTAGGTATTCAGCATTATTTTCTCAAATGTTGAATATTAGTGTTCCTATGAACTTGAGTCTGAGGGCAGGTCAAGTTATTTTCTGTGAGTTTCCTAAGCTAAATATTGAAAAACCAACGAGAAAGGGTGTAAACCCTGCCTCTGGTCTTTATATGATAGCAAGATTGGCACATGAGTTTGGTGACAAATCATACACTGGACTTACACTCGTAAGAGATTCTTTCCAACCTAACGAATAACATGACCACAAAAGTCCCACAACACGACCTCAACCATGAGGTTTATATTGATCCTAAGGATCATAAAGAACATGTCAATCATGGTATGATTGAATATAGTGAGAAGGATTTAGAGATGCATAATGATGCATTTCATGCTCATGATGAATCGGAAGTAGAGCCTAATGAAGGTAAGATCAATGACTGGCACACACGCCATGAAGATAAGCATTTAGAGGTATATTGTGACAATCATCCAGATTCATTAGAATGTAGAGTGTATGACGACTAATGCTTGAATCTAGTAAAGTTGGTATAAATTTTGCAGGTAAAGACGGTTTCTACTGGTTCATTGGACAGGTAACCGCAGACTACGCATGGCGTGATAAAAATAATCAAAACGTAGAATTAGGGTATAGGGCAAAGGTAAGAATACTTGGTCATCATCCACCAGAATCAGCAGCAGAGGGTGGTATTGATGACGAAGATTTACCATGGGCTCATTTTCTTGTATCACCTCAGTTTGGTTCTGGACATAATAGAGGTGGTACAAGTTTTGGATTGCAGGGTGGTGAAACTGTTTTTGGTTTCTTCTTAGATGGTGAAGAAGGACAACAACCCATAGTTGTTGGTTTATTTCATGCAAACTCTACCATAGAACCATTAAAAACTTGGGAAAAAGTATTATCAGGAAAAAGTTCTGGGTTCGGTCCTTTTACTGCTGATAAGAGTTTAGAGGTAGGAAAACATATAACAGGTTCTCATGGTAAAATACCAATTGAAAGTGGTGGTATAATAGACAGTGATGATAAGATAGTAGAGAGTAAGGTTGCAGGTGATGAGGGTGTCAAAAAACCAGAGGAAACAACAGAACAGTTTCATGATAGAACCAAAGGAAATGCAAAAAATCATGGTAAGATACAGGTAATAAACCAAGTTATAAATGATAAACCAGACACTGTTGAAGTAGCACAAAAATGTGTTACACCTGGTGGTGCAATGGGAGAAGTGTCAAAAGTTCTCCAAGCTTTTGTTGATGAGGTAAGTGGACTTGAACCATTTGAAGATAAGCATATAGATCCAGTGCTCAACAGAATAGTTGACATGGATAAATTGATATCAAAGGCATCTAATAAAATTGCTGGTGGATTTTCAGCAACTATTAGACAAGCTAGGAAGGAGATGTTGAAAGAAGTTGATGATCAAGTTAGTAAGGCAGTTAGTTTTTTAGATCCATCACACCTTATAAAAAATCTAGAAGTAAGAAAGCAAACTGATCAAGTTTATTGTTTGATAGAGAATGTAATAAATGGTTTGAAAAATTTTGTCGGTGATTTCTTGAAGGGAATGGTAGGTAATCTACTTCAGTTTCCACTCTGTGCAGCAGAACAATTTCTTGGTGGTCTTATCTCAGGTATTAGTGATAAAATTCAAGGTATGATTGGCCCTGCACTAAGTTCAATATCGAGTTTAGCAGGTGGTATTTCTTTACCTCCATTTTCAGGTATGATGGGTAAAGCACTCAACATTGCTCAAGCAGGTCTTGCTTTGCTTGAGTGTGAAGGTAATGAGTGTGAGGCAGAACCTTTAGATTGGAAAACTAATTTGGGTGCAGATCCTAAAAAGAAATTGAATTTTGGTAGAATGATGGGTCTTGCTACTGGATTAGGTTCTCTTGGTGGATTAGGTGATGCTATAAAAAATCCTATGGGTGCTCTTGGTGGCATGTTTCCTGGTATTGGTAATGTTACTGGAGCAATTAGTCAAGTACAAGGACTCGCAGGTACTGTTTCTTCATTGAAGAGTGGTTTATCAGGTGGTATACCTGGCGGTATGTCTAGTTTGGTTGGTGGTTGTGATCCATTCACTAAAAATTGTGGTTCACCTAAACTTTCAATCTTTGGTGGTGGGGGTTCTGGTGCAGTAGGAAAAGCTGTTATAAATTCCATAGGTAAAGTTGTCGGAGTCAATATGAGTAGTCTTGGTTCTGGTTTTACATCTGCACCTTTTGTTACCATAACTGATAATTGTGATAATGGTAAAGGTGCTACTGCAACTGCTGATATTGATTTAGATGAAAATTCTCCTACTTTTGGACAAATAAAGGATATTATCATAACAAATACTGGTGGTGGATACGTAGGACCAGGTGTTATTGATACTATACTTGATGATGATACGGGTGAAGAAACAACTGTAACTACTGGTACAACAACTTTACCAGATGGAACTGTAATTCCTATTACTACTACAGGGACAGGAACTTCAGATGATGATGGTATTGATGTTATCGGTGAAGTTGGTGGAATTCAGGTACTAACTCCTGGTATTGGATACAAACCAGGCGATACAATTACTACACCTAGTGGAGGTGTTATAGTTCCTATATTAGATGAAAAGGGTAGAATATTGGGATCAGATCCTGATACACAAGTTGATGTTGGTCTCATTGACATACCTAAACTTACTATAAACACAAGCACTGGTTTTGGTGCTATAATAAGACCTATTACTAGGTTTACTAAGGTTCAGGATTATGAAGATCCTATCGTTCCAGAGTCTAAACTTATTAGAGTTATTGATTGTCCTAGAGGTTTCTAATGGCAAATGTACCACCAATTATTATTCAACATCCTGAAGATGGTGTTCTTGCCATTGGAAGAGAAAGAAGAGATGACACTAGAAGAATAAAAGATATTGGACTGCATGGATCATCTAGTGCAGGGATGCGTATATTTCATGATGGAGGATTTGAACTAAGGTCAAGTGATGATGCTACTGCTGCACAAGGATCTCAGATAGTTCAAAAATGTGATGGAGCACCACTGATTCTTAAATCTGCTGGTGACATACTTATAGAATGTGATGGTAGATTTTCTGTTGTAGCAAATGATATAAGAATGTCTGCAAAGAATGCTAAGGAGGGTGATATCACACTCAAGGCAAAGCATGATATAAACTTAGATGCAGACAATCGCATTATTGCTCAATCAGAAAATGTTATATTGGATGCAAAAGACAAGGTTATCTCTTTTTCTGAAGGATGGAACATTATACAAGGAAATGTTATTCGTATTCACGAACCAACATCTCAATTGATACCACCTGTATTGGGTGATTATCTAGAATCTCAAACTAAAACACTGAAAAACTAATGGCAGGTATTAGGGACATTGAATCTGGTAAAATCTATATTGGTGTAGAAGAACCAGCAAAACTAGATCAGGCAGTAGAAACCTTGAATGGTGATAAACCTTATGATGGTACTCTTGTAGCTACTGGACCTACATTTTTAGGTGCTCATAAAGGTGGATTTGCAAAGGGAACTTTGAATGTTGGAACTGCACTTGGAGAGTGGAGTCCTGGTGTTAGTGGTAGGGCAGTTCAAGTAGAAGGTGATGTTGAAGTAATTGGTGAAGAAGCAACAAATGCAGTTTATATTGATGGTGATGTGTTTGTAACAGGTGCTGTAGATTGTTTATCTAAAGGTAGATTAGAATCAAGACATCAAACTGCTGACAGTCTTCCAAAACCATTTGACATGGTGCATCCCACCAAGGGTACAGGAAATAGATTGAGATATGCTTGTATTGAAGGACCAGAAGTGGGTGTATATTTTAGAGGTAGGACACAGGATAATGAAATTATACTGCCAGATTACTGGAAAGATTTGGTTGTTACCAGCAGTATAACGGTGCAGACACAACCAGTTGGATCAGCACAGGATATTATAGTAAAATCATGGGATGATAGCAAGATAACTTTAGAAGGAGTAACTGATTGTTTCTATCATGTTTATGCAGAACGTAAAGATGTGAACCCACTGGTTGTAGAGTATGAGGGTGATACATGGGAGGATTATCCTGATCCTAAGTATGATGATCCTGCATATGCTAGATAATATGCTATAATATAGAAAACATGTAAAGTTATGGAAGTACGTGGCACAGTGAGTGTTGATGGTATTATTGAATTACCAGAGACTTGGAGAGGACATATTGAACCAGAAACTATTCATGTTCAACTTACTCCTATTGGAGTATATCAAGAATTATTTGTAAATAGTGTCCAATATGGTGCAAAAGTTATTGTTCGGAATGCTGCTGGTGGACCTATCAAAGCATACTATGAGGTAACTGCTGATACTAAACCACTACCTGTTGTGGATGATGGCACTTGCGACATCTAACTACATATGCTATAATGGGAACATCTTGTAAAACACCATGGCTAACCAAAAACTCGACCTTGAAGAATTTGTAGAGGAGATTCGAGTAACTCTTGCTGCTAGAAAATTCGAGATTTATGGATCTCATGGTAATTATCAATGTGTTACATGTGATAGTGCAGATGAGTTTATGTCAGTATTACAAGTTGTAAGAAGTGCAGATGGTATAGATGAAGAACTAGATATAGTATACGTATGATACAATGACAGAAGAAAAGATCAAAAGTCTTTGTTATACTAAAGAAGAAGTTGATCTGATGATAGCTGCTGCTGTTGCAGAAGCAAGACGCATAGATGAAGAGTCTATGCGTAAACACAATCGTGATGCAACTATCATTAGTATGATACTTGGCTTCACTGCACTCGCACTATTTGTAGATGGATTACTTCGCATACTTGGTATCATTCCACCATTCGCAGGTCTTGACGTTAATATCTTGGA